TAAGTACGACGAAAAAGGCAAAAAGGTGACCATCGAGAAAGAAGTTCCACAGTTAGTGCAGGTGCCGACAAAGGTGAGTGATCTAAACAAGGCTGCGGAGCTCCTGGGCAAGAGATACGCATTGTTCACTGATAAAGTTGAAACAGATGTAGATATGGACCTAAACATCACGATCGATTACGGTGAGGAAGATACCGGATGAAAATAAAGGTAGAAGCGAATGCTTGTTTCAAAGAGGTTGATCACAGTAAAAAACGATATATCGTGATGAAAGGTTCTGCCGGATCCGGAAAGAGCATGGACTCAGCGCAGAATTATATCATTCGGTTGATGAACGATCCGGGACGTAATCTTTTGTGCGTTCGAAAAGCTGATGTAACGAATAGAGATAGCACTTTTGCAGAATTGCAGAGTGCTATTTTTCGTATGTTCGGAGAAAGCTATAAGAAGTATTGGTACATTAATACTTCAAATATGCTCCTGGAATGTAAGAACAATCATAACCAGATCATCTTCCGCGGGGTAAATGACGAGAAGCAACGTGAGAAACTTAAGTCAATTACATTTAAGCGCGGGAAGCTTACCGATGTTTGGGTAGAGGAAGCCACAGAGATTACACAGTCAGATTTTGAAATCATCGATGACCGACTTCGAGGTATATTGCCGAAGGGATTATTCTACCAGATCAGGTTAACATTCAATCCGGTGTCATCACATCACTGGATTAAGAAAGTGTTCTTTGATCGTGCCGATCCGGATGTACTGACGCATCAGTCAACCTACGAGAACAACCGGTTCATTGATGAAGCGTATCACAGACGTATGCTCCGGCGTAAGGAAGTAGATCCGGAAGGTTATCGGGTGTATGGTCTGGGTGAATGGGGAGAGGTTGCCGGTCTTATCCTTAAGAATTATGTCATAGAGGAATTTGACCAGAATCCGGAGAACTATGATTACATTGTGAACTCACAGGACTTTGGATTTAACCATGCCAACTGTATCGGCGAGGTAGGCTTCAAGGATGGAGATCTGTATTTGTTCCAGGAACTGTATGTGTATGAGATGGACACAGAGGAGATTATTAAGCTGGCCGCCGGAAGATTCAACAAGAAACTGAGGATGTGGTGCGACTCTGCTGAGCCGGACCGTATCAAGATGTGGCAGAAAGCCGGATACAGGGCAAAAGGAGTCAATAAAGAGACAAACAGTGTTCATGCGCAGATAGACTATTTGAAGCAACACATGATTCACATACATCCG